GTCACCGAAACGGGCACACCCGCCATCGACCGCATCACCATCCCGCTTCACGAACTGAGCGCTCTACCGAAGGCCTCTCAGCGCCTTCTGGACGACAGTGCGTTCGACATCGAAGGCTGGCTTGCGACGCGCATCGCAGACAAGTTTGCACGGGCCGAGGCGTCGGCATTTGTCAATGGTGACGGCGTGGACAAACCCACGGGTTTCCTGACCAAGACGGCTGTGGACAATGATGTCTGGGCCTGGGGTAATCTTGGCTATGTACCAACCGGCGCAGACGGCGATTTCAACGGTGCGGACGCCATCATTGATCTGGTCTATGCCCTTGGCACCGAATACCGCGCACATGCGACCTTCGTGATGAATTCCAAGACCGCAGGCGCCGTGCGCAAGATGAAGGATGCCGATGGCCGCTTCTTGTGGTCCGACGGTCTGGCCGCAGGTGAACCGGCGCGACTGATGGGGTATCCTGTGATTGTCGCCGAGGACATGCCGGATATCGCGAGTGATGCGACGGCGATCGCCTTCGGGGATTTTTCGTCGGGCTATACGGTGGCGGAACGTCCTGATCTGCGTGTTCTGCGCGATCCCTTCAGCGCCAAACCGCACGTGCTCTTCTACGCGACCAAGCGCGTGGGCGGTGACGTGAGCGACTTTGCCGCGATCAAGCTGCTGAAGTTCGCCACCTCCTGATCCAACCGTCAACGGGCGGGGCCTGCCCCGCCCAAGACGCTCATCCGACGGCCCAGCCAGTTGCCGAGCGTCCCGATGGTGTCGACTATTTCGGAGTAAATCCATGATTCTTATCGAAGAAACTGCTGTCCCCCAGGCTGCGTTGCCTGTCGTCCAGCTCAAGGCCCATCTGCGCCTTGGCACAGGTTTTTCTGACGATGACGTGCAGGATGCTGTTCTGGAGAGTTTTCTTCGAGCCGCGTTTGCCACGATCGAAGCCCGCACCGGAAAAATCCTGATCGAACGCGAGTTTTCCTGGGAACTCACGCGCTGGCAGGCTCCATGCGAACAGGCGATGCCGGTTGCGCCGATCTCTCTGATCATCAGCTTTGGACTGCGCAACAGGATGGACGACACAGAGATTGTCGATCCTTCGGAGTACAAGCTTCTGCCGGATATGCAGCGCCCTGTCATGCGCTCAACTGGCGTGAACCTGCCTGTCATTCCCAAGGGCGGCGCAGCGGATATCAGGTTTATCGCGGGCTTTGGCTCCACTTGGGGCGCTCTCCCTGCGGATCTGGGACAGGCGATCTTGCTGCTTGCGGCGCATTTCTACGAACATCGCAACGAAACGGCGATGTCCGACGGCAACATACCTTTCGGGGTATCGAGCCTGATCGAACGCTATCGCACCGTAAGGCTTTTGGGCGGAGGACGTGATTGATGCGACGCTCTGTTCAACTCAACCGCCGCCTGACACTCGAAACCCCGCAACGACAGCCAGACAGCGCCGGTGGTTATCAGGAAACCTGGATCGCGGCCGGGCACATCTGGGCCCAAGTTGCGGCCCGCACGGGGCGCGAAACCGCCGGTGGCGGTGCTGTCCTGTCGACCACCGCCTACCGGATCACGGTTCGCTCCGCTCCGTTCGGCGCGCCCTCACGGCCCACTCCCAATCAACGGTTTCGCGACGGCGACCGGCTGTTTCGGATCGTGTCCGTCGCAGACCGCGACACCGATGCGCGCTTTCTGGTCTGCTATTGCGAAGAGGAGGTGGCCGTATGAGTTATGGCATGTCATCCGCCCTGCAATCGGCCATATTTCAGCACCTGAAAGATGACGCCGCACTCGCCACGCTTGTCGGCTCGGCCATCTATGATGCTCTGCCTGCCGGTCCGCTCCCCTCTCTTTATGTCGTGCTTGGCCCCGAAGATGTGCGGCCCGCCACGGATCAGAGCGGCGGCGGGGCATGGCATCGCATCACCCTTTCGGTGATCACGGATGGGGCCGGATTTCAGGCCGCCAAGGATGCTGCCGGAGCGCTAAGCGATGCCTTGTGCAACGCATCGCTTGCGCTGCCGCGTGGGCGGCTTTCGGCGCTCAATTTCTACAGAGCCCGCGCCCGACGCGAAGGCAGCAGCGAGATACGACGCATCGACATCACTTTCCGCGCTCGCGTGGAAGACACGCACTGATCCCATATTTACGGAGATACGAGAATGGCTGTTCAAAATGGTAAGGACCTGTTGATCAAGGTCGATCTGACGGGCGATGGAAATTTCCAATCAGTGGCAGGGCTTCGCGCCACGCGCATCAGTTTCAATGCCGAAAGCGTCGACGTGACAAGCCTCGAAAGCCAAGGCGGCTGGCGGGAATTGCTGTCGGGTGCCGGCGTGAAAACGGCCGCGATCAGCGGCTCGGGCATCTTTCGCGACGAGGCATCGGATGAACGCGTGCGGCAGATATTCTTCGATGGAGAGACCCCGGATTTTCAGGTGATCATCCCTGATTTCGGCACGGTGACCGGCGCCTTTCAGGTCGCCTCAATAGATTATGCAGGCACCCATGACGGCGAGGCGACTTACGAACTGTCACTGTCATCGGCAGGCCAGATCACGTTCACGGCGGCATGAAGCCATGGCGAATCCATGGGCAGGAGAAGTCGCACTGATAATGGATGGCGAACGCCGGGTGCTCAAGCTGACGCTGGGGGCTCTGGCGGAACTCGAGGCCACGCTTGGCTCAGAGTCGCTGATCGACCTTGTGGAACGGTTCGAGAACGCCGAGTTTTCAACGCGAGATGTTCTGGCGCTTGTGACGGCGGGGCTTCGCGGTGGCGGATGGACAGGCCAAGGCTCCGACCTTCTGTCCGCCGACATCGAAGGAGGGCCGGTGCAGGCCGCCCGCGTCGCCGCCGAGTTGTTGGCGCGCGCCTTTACCCTACCGGACGAAACATGACGCGGTTCGACTGGCCCGAGCTTCTGCGCGCGGGGTTGTGCCGCCTTGGGCTGCAACCCGGTCAATTCTGGGCGCTCACGCCTGTCGAGCTTTCGATGATGCTTGGTCAGGGAAACGGCGTTGTCGCGTTGGACCGTGACCGGCTCGAACACCTCATGCACGCCTATCCCGATCAAACTGGAGACACCGAAAATGGATGACCTGGAAAGGCTGGATGACCTCGATAGCCAGCTCGACACACTCGAAACGGGCATGTCAGGCGCGGCGGATGTGGCCGCGGCTTTCAATTCCGAAATGGCCCGTGTCCGTAACTCGTTCGAACGCACAGGGCGCGATGTCGCCACGCTTGAACGCGGCATGAGCACAGGCCTGCGCCGCGCGATCAAGGGCGCCGTGGTGGATGGCGACAGCCTCTCTTCGTCCCTCCGGTCTCTGGCAAGCACGATGATCAACACCGCGTTCAATGCCGCGGTGCGCTCCGTCACGGATCATATCGGCGGGGTTCTGGCGAAAGGGGTCGGCAACCTCGTTGGTGGGCTTTTCAAGTTCGAACAGGGCGGAAGCTTTGCTCAGGGGCGGGTCATGCCCTTTGCCAATGGTGGGGTCGTCAACGGCCCCGTCACCTTTCCGATGCGGCGCGGCACGGGGCTCATGGGCGAAGCGGGGCCCGAAGCGATCATGCCGTTGGCGCGCGGCCCGGATGGCAAGCTCGGAGTGCGCAGTGCAAGCGCGGGTGCGCCTGTGAACGTGGTCATGAATATCACCACCCCGGATGTCGGAGGCTTTCAACGAAGCCAAGGGCAGATCGCCGCTCAGTTGGGCCGCGCCATCGGGCGCGGTCAGCGCAACAGGTAAGACAAAGGGAGACGGATCATGGGATTCCACGAGATACGCTTTCCCGCCAATCTGAGCTTTGGCTCGAACGGCGGGCCGGAACGGCACACCGACGTGGTCACACTTGCGAACGGGTTCGAAGAGCGCAACACGCCATGGGCGCACTCGCGCCGTCGCTATGATGCGGGCGTGGCGATGCGCGGTCTCGATGACATCGAGACCCTCGTCGCGTTTTTCGAAGCGCGTCAGGGGCAGGTCTTCGGCTTTCGCTGGAAAGACTGGTCCGATTACAAATCGGGGTCTGCGCTGGCCGAGCCGGACTACCGGGATCAAATCATCGCCATCGGGGATGACCTGACCGCATCTTTCCCCCTGACCAAGACATACCGATCAGGTGATCACAGCTATTATCGCCCGATCACCAAGCCCGTCCAGGGCACCGTCAAGGTCGGCCTTTCCGAAGAGCAGCAACAGGAAGGTATTCATTTTGAAGTCGATACCACGACCGGCATCGTGACCTTCGCCCACCCCCCCAATACCGGCCTTGAAATTACGGCGGGGTTCGAATTCGACGTGCCGGTGCGCTTTGATACGGATCGCATTCAGACAAGCATGGCCAGCTTTCAGGCCGGCGATGTGCCCAATGTGCCTGTGGTGGAGATTCGGGTATGAGCGGGCTTGATGCGGGCTTGCAGGCCCACCTTGAAGCAGGATTCACCACGACCTGCCGCTGCTGGGCGCTGACCCGCCTTGATGGCACCGTTCTGGGCTTCACCGACCATGACTGCCAGCTTGAGTTCGACGGAATCAAATTCAAGGCGAATACCGGGCTGAGCGCGCTCGCCTTACAGCAATCGACCGGCCTGTCGGTCGATAACACCGAAGCGATCGGCGCCTTGACCGATGCGACCATCACGGAAACCGATATCGAGGCCGGCCGCTATGACGGGGCCGATATCCGCGCCTGGCTCGTCAACTGGACCGATGTCGCACAACGGCACCTTCAGTTTCGCGGCACAATCGGAGAGCTGCGCCGAAGCGGCGGTGCCTTTGACGCAGAGCTGCGCGGGCTGACCGATGCGCTGAACCGCCCCTTGGGCCGCGTCTATCAGAAACCATGCACCGCAGTTCTTGGCGATCGCGATTGCGGCGTCGCGCTTGGGTCACCCGGCTATAGCGTCGAATTGATGCCTGTCTCGGTCGAAGAGCGGCGCATCTTTCGATTCGAGCCTCTTGCCGGGTTCGAACCCGGCTGGTTTCAGCACGGTATCCTGAAGGCCCAAACCGGCAGGGCCAAGGGCCTCAGCGGGTCGATAAAACGGGATTACGCCGAACGCGATGTCCGAGTGATCGAGCTTTGGCACCCGATCCGCGACACGCTCGACGCCTCGGACCGGGTCATGTTGCGCGCCGGCTGCGACAAGCGTTCTGCAACCTGCCGCGCAAAATTCAACAACCTGCTTAACTTTCAGGGGTTTCCCGACATCCCCGGCGATGACTGGACCCTCACGGACCCGGCCAAGGCAGGTGATCTATCAGGAGGCAGCCGTAGAAAATGAGCGATCTGACTGACAAGGTTGTCACCGCCGCCCGCGGCTGGATCGGGACGCCGTATCGACATCAGGCCGCGATAAAGGGCGCTGGCGCCGATTGTCTGGGCCTGCTTCGCGGTGTCTGGCGCGAGGTGCTGGGAAAAGAACCCGAAACGCCGCCCGCCTATTCGATGGATTGGTCCGAACCGTCGCGCGATGAGGTTCTCTGGACGGCGGCACGGCGACACCTGCACCCCAAGCCTCTGTTGTCCGAAGCACCGGGAGATGTGCTCTTGTTTCGGATGCGTGATGGCTCTGTGGCCAAACATCTGGGTATCGCGGGCCGTATCGGCAAACAGGCAAGCTTTATTCATGCCTATTCAGGTCACGCGGTCGTTGAAAGCCCGCTGAGCCCGCCATGGCACCGGCGCGTCGTAGCGCGCTTTTCATTCCCCGAGGAGGTTCTCTGATGGCGACTATCGTTCTTTCGGCTGTCGGGGCCGCGGTCGGCGGCTCTATCGGTGGCTCTGTGCTGGGTCTTTCCGCTGCTGCCATCGGCCGATTCGCAGGGGGGGTCATCGGCCGGTCAATTGATCAAAGGCTTCTGGGTCAAGGCTCGGAAGTCGTGGAAACCGGACGTGCCAACCGCCTGCGCCTTACAGGTGCGGGCGAGGGCGACGCGGTGGCACAGGTCTATGGCCGGATGCGCATCGCCGGACAGATCATCTGGGCCACCGAGTTCCGTCAGGACGTCACCGTGACCGGTGGCGGCGGCGGCGGCAAAGGAAGGCCGCGCCCGCCGCAACCCACGACGCGCAACTACAGCTACTCGGTGAGTCTGGCCATCGCGATCTGCGAAGGCGAGATCACAAATCTGGGCCGGGACTGGGCCGACGGCACGGAGATCGCACCCGGCAGTCTCGCCATGCGCATCTACAAGGGCACACACGATCAGCTCCCCGACCCTCGCATCGAAGCGGTCGAGGGGGCAGGCACCGTTCCGGCCTACCGGGGCACCGCCTATGTGGTGATCGAGGATCTGGACCTTGGAAGCTACGGCAACCGTGTGCCCCAATTCACGTTTGAAGTGACACGTCCCGCACAACCCCATCAGCAAAACGGCTCAGATGATCCCGTTCATGCCCTACGCGCGGTCGCGCTTCTTCCAGGCAGTGGTGAATACACTCTCGCCACCACGCCCGTGACCATGAATTTCGGGGCGGGGTCATCCGGCTTGGCCAAT